GAGGTGCCTACGGATCGAACCTTCCGAAATGCATGGGAGTACCAAGAATGATTGTAATCAATCTCGATAAGGCCAAAGCAATTGGCCACGATATTCGCCGTGCTGAACGTGCCAAGGAGTTTTCTCCTCTGGATGTCCAGGCGACTATCCCTAGCCAAGCTGAACAGGCCGAAGCTGCTCGCCAGGTTGTCCGTGAGAAGTACGCAGAGATCCAATCTCAGATCGAAGCTGCAGAGACACCTGAAGAAATCAAAATTGCTCTGAACATGGGAGGCGTATGAGTGTATCAATCGATGGATCAGGTAGTGGGACCCTCTACCCACTGACCGCTGGAACGGCCCAAGCGACCACCTCAGGCACCTTTGTGGATTTCACTAGCATCCCAGCATGGGCCAAGCGTATCACTCTCACCTTAAGTGGTGTTTCCACAAACGGTACGTCCCTCCTTTTAGTTCAGATTGGTAATGGAAGTATTGCTACCACAGGCTACGACTCAGGGGCTTCAATTGGTGGTACAGGGGTTGTATCTACAACCTCTACCGCTGGTTTTATATTTGAAGCTGGTGGTGGAGGTGGTGCTGCCACCTCTCGCCATGGGGTGGTGACCTTACATAATGTCTCAGGAAATCTCTGGGTATCTTCCAATGTAGGAAGCTATGGAACTTATGGTGTAGCCTTCATCCTAGGCGCTGGCTCCAAAACTCTTTCAGGCGCTCTTGACCGAGTTCGTCTCACAACCGTGAACGGCACCGATACCTTCGATGCTGGTTCAATCAACATTTTGTACGAGTAACCATGGAATTAGAACATCGTATCATCAAGCTGGAGCTGAAGGTCGATGACCACGCAGACGAACTTAAGAAGCTCCAGGACATCTCAGAGAAACTCCGCAAGTCTCTTGAAGGAATCGAGAAGACTCTTTCTCAGATCAAGTACCTTGCCATGGGTGCCTGTGCTGTATTTGTTGCTCAGACCGTAGGCCTGGACAAAGCCATTAAACTCATATTCTCATGACACTAAGCAAAGCTGACGAGAAGGCTCTAGGTAGCCTTCACGGTAAGCTCGCTGAGGTTCTAACGGAAGCCCTGTCTCAAGACTTCACTGACCCTGAGACAGGTCTCTCCATGCCCCCCGCAGCTATCCTCAACGTTGCCCGTCAGTTTCTGAAGGACAATAAGATCGAGGCCATAGCTGCCCAGGGTTCACCTCTAGGCGATCTCTCCGACCTCCCAATGTTTGACGATGATAATGTCGTCCCTATTCGTAAATCTTCCTAAGGAACCTTATGCCTAACTTCGCTCACTCTGGTAAGAAGAACCCTGGTGACAACATCTCCTGCAATGGTGGTGCATCTCCTGTGGCTCTCACAGACACGATCACTGTCCATGGATACACCGAGAGTGTCCAAGAGGCCCTGCGCCGTGGTCTGGTCCGTGTAGCTTCTGTCACTGGTAACACCACCGTGTACCAGCTTCAGCAGAACCCTGACAAGTTCAACCAGTAAGCCTTTAATCGAGCTACAAGGCTCTTTCTCAGTGAACCCTAGGTAACCCCTAGGGTCACTCTGAAATCGTCTCCTAGACCCCTTTAAATCAATCTATGACCCATAAGCATCCAGTACTCTCTGACTTCAGGAAGTTCTCCTACGTTATTTGGAAACATCTGAACTTACCTGAACCCACTCCGGTTCAATACGACATTGCCCATTACCTACAGCATGGACCCCGCCGGTCTGTCATCGAGGCCTTTCGAGGGGTAGGCAAATCCTGGCTGACTTCAGCCTTTGTGTGTTGGCTCCTGGTCAACAATCCCCAACTCAAGATCCTCGTGGTGTCCGCCAGTAAGGAACGAGCTGATGCCTTCTCAACCTTCGTAAAGCGACTGATCAATGAAATTCCTATGCTCCAACACCTTAAGCCACAGGATGGCCAGAGGGATTCGGTTATTGCTTTTGATGTTGGTGGGGCTACTCCTGACCATTCTCCCAGTGTCAAGTCCGTTGGTATCACCGGTCAGATCACGGGTTCCCGTGCAGACGTCCTCATTGCCGATGACGTTGAGGTAGTCAACAACTCCTCCACCCAGATGATGCGAGACAAGCTCTCTGAGGCTGTGAAGGAATTTGACGCTATCTTGAAACCAGGTGGACGGATCATCTACCTAGGTACCCCACAGACTGAGATGTCCCTCTACAACCAGCTCCCTGAGCGTGGCTATGAGGTTCGCATCTGGCCAGCTCTGTTCCCTGAGTTATCCCAGGTGATCAAGTACCAGGGCAAGCTAGCCCCCATGGTCACCCAGGCCCTGGAGGCTGATGCTCAGCAAGCAGGAAAGCCCACCGATCCCAAGCGATTCGGTGAGGAAGACCTGATGGAACGTAAGAGTTCCTATGGCAAGGCAGGCTTCGCCCTCCAGTTCCAGCTCGACACATCTCTGAGTGATGCCGACAGATACCCCCTGAAGGTATCGGACCTGGTGATCCAGAACCTGAACCCCACCATGGGTCATCTGAAGGTAGCCTGGGCTGCAGCACCTGAGCTGTGCATCAACGATCTCCCCAACGTGGCTCTCACAGGGGATAGGTTTTTCCGGCCAATGTGGCACTCAGACGATATGGCCGAATACAGTGGAGCTGTCATGTCCATCGACCCTAGTGGCCGTGGTAAGGACGAGACCGGCTATGCCTGTGTCAAAGCCCTGGCAGGTAACCTCTTCCTCACAGAGGCTGGAGGGATCACCGGAGGCTATGAGCTGGAGACACTCGAAGCTCTGGCCTATGCAGCCAAGAGGAACCAGGTCAAGTACATCGTCATCGAAGCTAACTTTGGTGATGGCATGTTCACCCAGCTCCTCAAGCCAGTCCTAGCGAGGATCTATCCGTGCACTGTGGAGGAGGTCAAACACTCCCAACAGAAGGAAGCTCGTATCATCGACACCCTGGAACCAGTGATGTCCAGCCATAGACTCATAGTGGACCAGAGGGTAATCCAGAAGGACTTCGACTCAGCCCCTGATGTCAAGTACTCCCTGTTCTACCAACTGACCAGACTGACCAGAGACAGGGGAGCCCTAGTCCATGATGACCGCTTGGATGCCCTAGCCATCGCTGTGAACTACTGGGTGGAGTCCATGGCCAGAGACAACAACAAGGCAGCAGCAGACATCAAGTCCTTGGCTATCGACAGGGAACTCAAGAGGTTCATGGGAGGAATCCTAGGGACCAAACCTGCAGGTAACACTTGGATGTCCAGAGCTTAGGTTGCCCAATTGGAAAACTCTTGTTTTCTGGGGGAACATCTATTCTGGGCACACGGTCCAATTAGGTGCTGGTCTTTGGACCAGGCTGGTTCCTAATGTGTGCTCAGCATGTAGTAAGTCTCTAACTCAGACTAGCTAGTTGCGATAACAGGCCTCATTAGCTAACTGCCTCTACGTCTCTATAGATAATCTATGGGGGGTAGGGGGGGAAGCTAGAAGCCTATGTGGCTAGCATATAGTTATAAAGATTTAATCTTAGAGACAACCTAAGGGATCTATAGGGTTCCTTAGGTGTCATCTCTAGGGTATGACCATCAATAATAATAACAATGAAGATAGACTCTAGGACAAGCTAAAGGACAATCATGTAGGGTAGCCTAGGGTTGTCCTTTAGAGGGCCTTGTAGGGCATCCTAGAGGGTTCTAGAGGTATTGTAATATGGCTCAGACCTCTGGTTCTCCAGTCGATGACGTGGAGACTATGTCTGGGTCTTCTTTAGGTTGATCTTTAGGTTCCAAAATAATTTGGTAAAAAAATATGTGAGCCTACCTCGAGCAAGGACGGTGGCGAATCCCCCCCCGCTGGCCTCGCGACACACGCACGTTAACGCGCACGGTATCGCGTGATCGCGCATATGGTTGACACAATCCGTGTCACAAGCGCTGTAAGTCGTTGATTTATAAGGGGTAACGCTAGCTCTAGAAGCTAGTGCAAGGGGCCTGGAGGGCCTCACCAGGTGCTCACCAGGTGATCTACCGGTGCATCCTGCACAGTTGAGAATCATTCTCATTACCGTGCTCGTGCATCGGTGCGCTTTGAAATTATTAAACCTAAAGTATCACCTCAAGCTCACCAAAAGCAAACCAACAGCCTACCTGCACACCCAAGCAAATAGTGTGCCTGGTTTTTTTAGGTTGCCTGTAGTTCTATCGGTCTCGTTTCGACAACCTAAAGTAATCCATAGTTCTAAGGGTTTACCCTATTAGGGTTTAAAGTCGGATCTCTAAGTTGTTGATTTTAAAGGGTTTTCCAAAACCTGGCATGGATCTTTCCTGCTATATATGTGTAAGGGTCGAATTTCTTGGCCCTGCATTTTAACCTGGAGAACTACCATGGCATACGAAGCATATATTGCAGCAAAGAACGACATAGCACAGAAGGTCTACCAGGCCTGGTCTACTGGTGGGGACTACCAGGCACTGATGGACCGTCTCTGCCGCGAGTCCAACGTAGAGGAGCACCACGTAGGCTATACGCTGACTGGCCTCATCCGTGAGGGGCACCTCAAGGCCCAAGCGGTACGCACTGACAACTGAGGAGAACTACCATGCCCTCACCAAAACAACTCGCCCTGACCCTGGCCCTGCATGCGGCTCTTTTCGTGGTCTACGGCCTGGCATTTTTAACCCTGCTATACTGCCTCATTGGCTGAACCCTTGCCACATGGCAACAGTTGCCGTTATACAATCATTCCATCAATCATTCCCTGGAGATCACTACCATGACCCAAGTCCACCTCACCCTTAAGTCCCGTAATGAAAAAGTCGGGCCGATCCCTGTGTCCACCACTGAGGCCCAGAGCTGCCCTAAGGCTTGCCCGTTCAAAAAGTCTGGCTGTTACGCTGACGGCGGACCCCTGGAAACCTTACCC